AGCAGTTGCTCGTGCAGGCGGTAGACGTTTGGGCCATCGCCATAAGGCCAGTGCTGCACGGAAAGCTCCTTGCCGGTTTGCATGGTCAACACCAGGTGCTTACCGCCATTCCAGTCCTCATACCGCATCGAGCTGATTTCGGCTGGATTCACGGCGAGGCCGGATGCCTTATCGAGCAAAATCATCATTTTTAAACCTCGCCTATGGTTGATTCTTGATTGGCCTCGCAGGCCTTATGTTCTGCGGCTTCCAGCGCACTACCCGAATTTTCGTTTCTACCGTCCTTCAACCCGTGAATACGGGAAAAACCCTTGCCGTCTAAATGGCCGTGCCACAGTTCGAGGGCAGAGCGCTTACGTTCCTCGACGGTGGTGTGGATGTAGGCCTGCACGTTGTGGCCCATGGCGTGGTTGATCAGCATCTCGCCAATCAGGAAGTCGATCCCGAGGTCTGCCCATCCGGTCCTAGCCAACTTGCGCAGGTCGTGACTGCTCCACTCACCCTTCCCCAACCCGGTGAACACGGCGCTGGCCTGGCCTTCGCTCATGCCCTTTCCACTGTGGGAGCGGAACAGGCAATCGCCGTCGTAATGGTTCGCCTGTTGCGCCGCGCGATACCGGATTAGAAGGCTGCAGACTTGATCGGTCAGTGGGAGCGAGTGCTCGACGCGGGTCTTGGTGTTACCCACTGGCAGATACCAGGTGCGTTCGGCCAGGCTGATGTGCGACCACTGGGCTTTGCGCGTCTCACCGATGCGGGTGCCGTGGCACAGCATCATCAGGGCGAGCATCGCCGGCTGCGGGTCAATTTCGAACAGCTCATGCAGCTGCGCGAGCAAGCCCTCAACCTGAACGCCGCGAAGGCGTGCTGGCTTGGCCTTGATCTTGGTCTTGGAGAAGTCGCTGAACTTGATACCCGTCATCGGGTTGGTTGGAGTCAGGCCCAGCGTGTGTGCCTGACGACAGGCGACCACCAGCAGGCCGAAGATCAACCGGACAAACTCCAGCGACAGGGTCTCCTGCAGTGGCCACATCAGTTGGGTATCGAGGGTGCCGTGACGGACATCGGTCAGCGCCAGATCGCCCACGCGCGGGATCAGGTGGCAGGCGATGGCTGATTTACCCGTGGCCTTGCGCTTGTCGGAGAGATTGCGGTCCCGGCTCATGCGGTCGGCGTACCACGTCAGAAGCTCGCCCAGTGTTGCCCAGGGGGATACGGCCGCGCCCGCTTCAGGATCGGTGCTCAATCGCATGCGCAGATCCGGCAAAGCCGCCAACACGGCCTTCGCCGATAGATCCGGGTAGGCGCCAATACGATTCCACTTCTTGCGCACCACCAGACTCCAGGTCCCGCGCGGGCGAGCCTCGGTGAAGCGAAAATACAGCCCCGGGTGCCGGGGATCACGCATCAGCACCGCGGCCGGATCATCGGCGCGGCGGCGGAGCTCGGCATCAGAGAAGGCCACGGTCATTGTCATGCGGCCACCACTGTAGGAGCGAGCCGAAAGTAGGCCCGGATCTGCTCGACCGTGTCGAAGTGCCCACGGCACACCACAGCCAAATAACCCTGCTCATTCAGCTTGCGGATCCGCTCATGCTGGCTTGGCGAGATCGCGGCGTCGTTCGGCGGCGTGGCCTTGAATTCGATGTACAGGCCAAAGAACCCACCACGGGCCATGGTCAGCACTAGATCGGGAATGCCGGCCTTCACACCCTGGGCTTTCAACTTGCCGGCGACCGCCTTGACCCGGTGCCCTCCATTGGGAACGTGGTAGATCAGTTCGAACACCGCCGGGTAGCGCAGCTCAAGCTCGCGCATCAGTGCGGCCTGTTCCTGTCCTTCCCGGTCAACTGGCTTGGCTCGGATCGGCTTCTGCTTGAATAGTTTGGCAGCGGCTGGCGTCATATTGTTTCTCCGGTAAATCGATCGACCACTTCAAAGGTGGTTGGCCACATCAGGCTGCCGAACTTTTTGGCAGCTGTTTCATGCTCGAAGAGCGCAACTGCCCTGTCCGGTTTGTATGTGAGGTCGAGCTTGTACGCGCAGCAATGCACGGCGTAGCGATACTCGGCAGCGTTAGTTGGAGCCAGGTGGGGATTGGCCCCGGATAGCTGCTTTTCGGATGCGCTCATCAGAATTTTTCCTTTTTGGCATATCTACTGGCCAGGCCCGTTACCTTTTCCGGTTGCTCGACAGGCTCTGGCTTCCACCCAGCGGCAAGGTTTTCAAAGCGGTTGTACTGGCCAAGGAAGGCTGTTCGGATCGTGCCCATCTCGATGTCTCGACCCTTGCCGATGATGATTTCGGCAATACCTTTGGCGTCGCTGTTCTCGTGATAAACCTCGTCGCGGTAGACGAACATGATCACGTCGGCGTCTTGTTCGATGGCACCCGATTCACGCAAGTCGGAGGGCACTGGGCGCTTGTTGGGACGCTCTTCGCATTTGCGAGACAGTTGACTCAACAGCACGACAGGGATACCCAACTCTTTGGCAAGCAGCTTGCAGCCGCGGCTGATGCTGCTCACCTCTTCGGTACGGTTGCCGCCGTCCCCTTCCACAAGCTGCAGGTAGTCGATCATCAGTAGGTCCAGGCCATACCGAAGCTTGTGGCGTCTGGCCAGGGAGCGAATGCGTCCAATCGTCGACCCGGCGCGGTCGGCAATGTATAGCGGCGCGCTGCGCAACAACCCAGCGGCTGCCGCCAGTTCGGCGCCGTGGCTCTGGCAAGCCGTGCCAGTCTTCACCAGGTTGAGTGGAATACGCCCCTCCGAAGCCACGGCGCGATCCAGCAACTGACCTTTGTTCATTTCTAAACTGATGACGAGTGCCGACTTGCTCTGGCGTACAGCCGCGTCAATGACAAAGCCCATGGCAAGCGTTGTCTTGCCCATGGCCGGACGCCCGGCGACGATGTACAGGTGGTCAGGCTGCAACCCACCGAGTTTCTCATCCAGATCTTTCAAGCCAGTCGACAGACCAATGAGGGTTTCGCCGCGGGAATGGCGATCATGGCGGTCCTGCCAGACTTCAAGCTGATCGACGAGCACGTCGCCGACTTTGACGATGTCGTCATCACCCGAACCGCAATCAATAGCCATGGCCGCCGCCTGGACCGCCGCGATCTTCGCCTGCGTGTCCTCAGTACCTTGGGAAATTTCCATCGCCTGACTGCCAAGGTCGTAGAGCGCCCGGTCAATGGCCCGTTCACGAACGATCTGGGCGTATGTTCGAGCGTTAGCGATACTCGGTGTGTTTTTGACGATTTCGGCGCAATAGGCGAATGCCGGGCTGCCGTCGTCCATCGAACCGATGTGATTGCCGACAGTTAGGAAATCCACCGCCTGACCAGACGAACGAACGGCCATGATGCTGCGGTACACATCGGCGTTTTCCGCGAAATAAAACGCCTCGGCGGACAGGTCTTCGCAGAGGGTATCGATCAGCTCTGGACGCTGCATCATGGCGCCAAGCAGGCTGTGCTCCGCCTCAATGCTATGAGGGTCACGCATGATAATTCCCCTCGACGACCTTCACGAAATTGCGAGGGGCAATCAGCCAGTCGAACGAGGCGCGGAACGGCTTGGTGCCAAAACGGCCCTCAACCTTGCCCATCAGGAAATTCGACGCCTTCACCGATTCGAAGTACTCACGCCAGAACGCCAAGTCGCGATGGGCTTCGTGCTCACGCCACCGGCCCTGCAGGATCTGCTGGCGGGTTTTATTGATCAGGGTTACGGCTGGCAACTCGGAAAGGATTTCGTGGTACAGGTCGACAATGGCCCGGTGGGGGCATGAGTCGGCTTTCGTCCTGGAGATTTTTTCCGCCGGCGTTTCCGGTTGACGCTCGGCGTCGACGACTACCTCGTCAGAGGTAGTATTTGTATTTGTGTCTTTATTGTGTGGTGGAAACGCCACTAAGGACGTGGTGGAAACGCCACACTGTGGCTCTTTTTTGGTGATGGATTTGCGGTTGTTTTTGGCGTCAATCCGCCATGCACTCACCGGTGAAATTCCTATGGGAGCCTTGCTTCCACCTTCGCGGTAAATCACACGCTGACGAAGCAGCTCACCGATGATGCGTGAAACGTCCTCTCGGTGGATGTTGGCCATCTCGGCGATGTAGGAAGCCGCTATGCGGGCGCTGGCGACGTTGTAGCCTGCGGTCTGGCGGTGGATGGCCAGGGCTACACGAAGCTCCCTACCTGATAGGTCAGCGCGGATCAGGGCGCCGTAAAGATCGTTTTCCATCCGGGTAAAGCCCCCCGGGTTACTTGCGTGAAGTTGAATGACATTGCTCATGCTGAAGTCTTCTGTTCCGAGGAAAGGGACGCCTTCAGGTGATCAAGGCATGCTCGGCGAAAGCGGGATTTGGACTCACGGGAGTACTGGAAGCGAACCAGTAACGCGGCGTGCATGGCTGCAGATTGATGGGTGGTTTGATGTTGTGACAGGTTTTGCGAATGCTCGAAAAGTGTCGCAACATGGTGGGTATTGCCGGGGGGGATCTGGTTGTGCATAATCATTTCCACATTGTTTTACCGCTGTTGAAAAAGCCGACCTCGTACGTCGGTTTTTTTGTGCCTGGAATTCAGGCAGCCTTGAGGGATTCGCGCAGAACCTGCAGCGCATCGATCGCTTCAAGAATTGCTTTCTCGCCCTGGGCTTTTTCGTGCTGGCTAATGTGGTTGTCCTCAGCAGCATCAAAGATCAGCCGGCCAACATCGCCGCACTCAGCCGAAAGCTGCCCAAGCGCAACCATCAACGGCTTGACCGCAGGCTTTTCCCGCGCAACCAGGTCGAAACCGAACTGATCCGCCAGCGTCCCCAAAGGGCGCATGTCACCGGTGTGCAACAAGATCCCGAAAAGGTGTTCGATGGTCAGGTGGTGAGCGTCGTTATCAGGATTCGAGCGCTGGAGCAGGCTCACATGCGGAACACCCATCTTGGCGCTCAGCGACTTAGCTTCGTTGTCCTTGACCGCGTCGTGGCAGGCCCGCAGGAACTTGTCCATTCGTAAAACCTCGTTTCTGTTTCCGTGGTGGCGTTATGCCAACCAGGCGATCATTCGTTCATCAACTGATCAGGGATGTATCCATGACCTTCTTTTCTTCCAGTCCCGAAACAGGGACCAGCGCCAATCTAAAAATCAGGCCTCTCCGCCCTGACCTGCGGTCCCTAATAAGGGCTGTGACTCATCGCTTGGGAGTGAAGGCAATCACGTTGCTGTCGAGCGGGACCCTGTCGCATGCCGCCTTCTTGAGGCCCGGCATGGCCAGTCGCAAAATCTGCGAGGCCAGTGCCTCCGGTGTTATCCCGATCTCCGACGCCCATCGCGCCAGGTCTTCTGTATCGCCCTTCCGTAAGTCCACTACTGCACTGGGCATGAATCCCCCTCTATCGCCAATTCAGGCTCGTCTTTTCTCCAGTTCAAACGGCAGCTCTCCGAGCGTTCGCTTGACCTCAAGCGCGGCCTCGATAATTTCTCGGCTAAGCACGCTGTGTTGCAGCTTCATGTCGCGGGCAACGTCCTTCAGCTCTTGAAAGACTTCGTCATCGAGGCGCACCTTCACCTGGTGCTCGTGCCGGTGGGCTTTATCGTCGTATGCCATAGGTTCACTTCCGCATTCGAGGTTGCGTGGCGTGGTTTAGGCGGCTGATTTACGAGCCGCTTGAGGGCGGGAGCAAAGCTCGCGAGCCGTGACTTGCCCAGCTGTTAGCTCTTCTGCCTTGAAGGCCTTTTCGGCGCTCATCAGGTGAATACCAGACACCCAGTACGAAACCGCAGCCTGAGATACGCCGAGAGCCAAAGCTGTTTTGGTCTGCCCGCCGAAGAAGTCGACGAGCCTTTCGATGGGAGTCATTTCGATCCCTCCTGATAAGCCTGCTTATATCGTATGTAGAAGGACACTTATTTGCAAGCCAATAAGGAAACTTATAAATTCCAACGGATGAGCACACTCGCCGAACGAATTAAATCCGCACGAATTCATGCCAAGCTGACGCAAAAGGCTCTAGCCCAAAAGGCTGGAGTGGAGCAGCCAGTGATTTCGCAGTTGGAAACTGGAAAGAATCTTCAAAGCGCACATCTGCCGAAGATCGCGCATGCATGCGGCGTGAGCGCTATCTGGCTGTCTGAAAATATTGGTCCAATGATCAGCGCCGCGAAGGTCGACTCAAACGTTGGCGATGCTCGTCAGCCGGTTGAATCTTTCCGGTATCCGGTAATCAGCTGGGTTGCCGCAGGGGCTTGGGCCGAAGCAGTTGAGCCCTTCCCTCCTGGATACTCCGATCGGTATGAGCTGTCGGACTACGACTCAAAAGGTCCTGCATTCTGGCTTGAGGTAAAAGGTGACTCGATGACGTCTCCAGTCGGAACGAGCATCACCGAGGGGACACTGATCTTGGTCGACACAGAAGCTGATGCTCAATCAGGAAAACTGGTGGTAGCGAAGCTGGCAGACAGCGATCAGGCAACTTTTAAAAAGCTTGTTGATGATGGCGGTCGACGATTCCTGAAGCCGCTAAACCCTGCGTACCCTATTGAAATGTGTGCAGAGAACTGCAGGATTGTCGGCGTCGTAGTCAGGGCGCTGCAAAAGCTCTAGAGGCTGTCCAAAGGACCGCGCCTCAAAGCCCACCGCCGAGTGGGCTTTTTTACGCCTGGCATCCGGAAGAGTACATATGTACTCCATGCATCTTGCCAAAATGGCTTCATATCAATACTGTATATTCATACAGTCACGGTAAGGAAAACCGCATGCTCTCCTCTTCGATTCCTACGACAAAACCTCGCACTTCCTACGAACTAACCGGGCGGCGCTTACAAGCGATCATCGCAGCACCTGGCGTTCAAAAGGTTCAAGCGGTCACGGTATATAGGCTCGAGCACGAAACCGTCGAGGATTGGCAGCGTTTAATCGATGAGATCAGCGAGACGGCCGGCGTGATGGTCGAATCCTTAGAGGGAGGCGCCGTCAGGATCGGCTGGAGACAGTACTGCGAAGCATGAAATTAGCCCGCCACTGAGCGGGCTTTTTATCGTCACGAGGAAGATTTATAAGGCTGCTTATTGACGACTAAAATAAGCTCGCTTATATTCTCTCCATCGCCACCTAGTACCCAACCAGGGACCGGAAGCGAAGGGTCAAGTGGCCTGCCGCTCTTTAACAACCCAACTGCAGAAAGCTTCTGGATCAGCCGGACATTGACGTACCAGGCGTGGGCGACTCCCACCTCGGTACGCCGTATTGCCAGGCCCCAGCAGCCAAACCGTAAACGTATGGAAAGAAATCATCGCCCAGTCCGCAGGTGGCGAGTAACAGCGGCCAGTAGCACGGACAGCATCACTGAAGCACCTGGGCAGCCGGGTGCTTTGGGATGACAACCAAGGAGCAGGACCATGTTGATACTCACCCGCAAGCCAAGCGAAACCATCCGCATCAATGACGACATCAGCATCACGGTGCTGAGCGTTAGCGGGCAGCAGGTAAAGCTGGCGTTTGAGGCACCGAAAGAGGTCGCCGTTCATCGTCAAGAGATTTACCAGCGTATTCAGGATGCAGCTAAGGGCTGAACGAAAAGCATCACTTCTGCACCTTGGCGACAGGATGCAGCGGGATGCAACCCAACCCAGAGGAACGCCCATGAAATCGAAAGCGTTATTACTGGCCGTGCTGCTGAGTATTTCAGTCATGGCCAGCGCAATACCGCCCACCCTCCGCTTCTGTACAGGCGGTGAAGGTGGTTTCTACGAGAAACTCGGCTCGGCGATCGGTACCGCAGCAACGAAGCAAACCGGCAGCGAGCTGAAGGTGGTCAACACCGGTGGCAGCGTTGAGAACGCTGAGAAACTGAAGGACGGCGCCTGCGATATTGCCGTAATCCAAAACGATGCAGTCATCAGCCTGCCAATGCCCGCCGATATCAAGGTGACCGACGCCCATGAAGAGGTCGTTTACTGGCTGCACGGCAAAGGCGGTGTCGATGACTTCGGAAAGATGGAAGACGACGACGTCGCCAAAAAGTATGCCTTTGCCGCTGTGTCTGGCTCCGGCGCTTTGGTCACGGTGCGCAACTGGATCAAGACTGACAAGGACTACGAAGGTGCGCGCATCGTCGAGTTCGACAGCTGGTACAGCGCCGCCGAGGCGGTCAGCCAGGGGTACGTGAGCAAGGCCGGTGTCCGCATTGAGATTGCCGGGATGCTGTACATCGGCCGGGCCGGCGCTATCACCAGCGACATCACCGAAGACTTCGGGAAGCAGATCCTGATCGGCGAGGTCAATGACAACTCGTTCGAAGATTCGAAGGACGCCAACAACAACCCGCTGTACCGACACTGCGCGGTACCCAAAGAAGCCCGCAGCGGGCTGGACACCTCAAACTCATTCAAAGATCCGAAGACCTACTGCCTGCGCGCCCAGATCGTTTTCAACAACGACTACCTGGCAAGCCTGCAACCGGATGAGGCGAAGAAAGTTCGCCGCGCAGTAGACAAGGGCATCAACAGTGTCGTGAAGGTGGTGCGGTGATCAGCCGCTTGCTTACTGCGGTCCTGCTGGGCGCTGCCCTACTGGTGGTGGCGAGCTTTCTTCACATCATTTCCATTGCCTACCTCGCCGGCGTCGTTTCCGGCCTCGCGTTGGGCATGGTGATGTGGTTTCGCTTCGCTCGATAGCATCACTTCTGCCCATTCACTGAGTGGGCAACGGGATGACAACCGAGGACAGGACAATGGCAAAACGGCCAACCAATCGCATCAAGTTCAAGCTGTGGCACGCAGAAGGATCCATGGAGTACGACGGCAGCATTGGCGACGGCCTTTATTACGGCGCCTGGCAGCTTTCCATTGCTGGACGCCAGATCTTGATCAACAACCTCGTCCAGCAGCAGAAGAAAGCTTCAGAAACATCAACCAGCGCCACGTCAGCCTGACGTTAATTGCCCGGTAACTTCGAACGAGGCCGCATCGGCAGATGCCAGGACAGCATTCACGGCTGGGTTTGGTCACCCGCTTCTGGCATCTGACCGATGCGGATGATTCTGCACCGCGCAATGCGGCCCCCTGCATCCAGCGGGACCGGAAACAAATTGCACCTAACCGGAATAGTTTTTCCAGCTCAAGCACGGAGGGTTTGCACCAATGCAGCATTAACCGCTTCACCTGCGTGGCGCAGTAAGCCTGAAGGCTGCGCCCTTCACCCTGGCAGGCAGCGGACATCTGGGCCGACGGTGTTACCGCGCACCGGCCGAGCAATCGGTAGGCCACCCCAAGCTCAAGGTCACCGCTGATGATTCAAACCCAGGCCGTCGCCAGTAGCGGGCCTGGGGGGCTGTCACGTAGGGAGGTCTTCGTGACACCAACAATCGCCCGGTTCCGATCGGTCTTTTTTATGCCTGCCTTTATCCGCCAGCACTCTCCCCTGCGCCCAACGGCAACTAGCAGGCGGCCAGAGTGCTGACGAATACACGCAACCATCCGAGGGAAGGACATGAATCAGACTCTCCAACAGCGCCGTGCCATCCTCGATGGGCTGCGTCAGCGAGCCACCTTAGCTACCGCCGAGTTTTATCAAAAAGTAGGGATCACCTCTCCTGCTATGTCAGTGCGATTCACCGTCGTACCGCACGGAAACAATCTGTTCGGTGTAGTTGATCGCCAGACCGGCACCGAGCGCGCCGAAGTAGCCGGCCACATGAACGCCTGCCGCTCAGCTCAGGGTTTCGAGAACGCCGCTCATTTCACCCAGGCCGCGCACCTCACTGCTACCAATGTGGCGAGCTGGATGACTCGTTGGACACTGGTTTTCGCCGTGGTGCTTTTGGTCTTCGCGTTCATGGGTATGTCGCGATGAACATAGGCCCAATGCCCAACCCGAAAGACGCCATCATCGCGAACCTGAACCGCCAGCTGGACCACTTCTTCGGCGCCGGCGGCAAAGCAGAACCGGCCGCCTCCTTCAAGCCTGAGCACCGACCACCGCGCTCCGACAAGGTCGATCCCGACACTATCCTGAAGCGTCGCCGCCCTTCCCCATCCCACGCTGAACGCATCGCGCTGCGACGAATAACGGAGGCGCTATGAGCAAGCGCAAGGCAAACAATAGCTACGCCCGGGCCGAACGCAGTTGCCGGGCGTTGCTCAGGACGAACCACGTCGCAGTCGTGAACATCGACCCCAGCGGCGCGCAGATCATGGCGAACTGGAAGAGCTGGCGGCAGATCAAAAGCTTGGCGATTGCCAACGCTCTGTTCGACTTCTCCTACAGATGGACGATCTACATCAGCGCAATGTGTCGAGACGAGCGCGGCGTTGAGTATGTCAAGTCGGTGGAGATCTCACCGGAGGGCATCTACAAGGTCGAGCGCCTGACGGGTGCCATTGAGCATTACTACTTGGAGCTGCGAGATAGCTGCAACCCCAACCACCTGGTTGCTTCTGGGTGGATCGCGGTTCCCGCGGAAGTGTCGCTCGAAGAGGCGCAGGCCGCGAAGCTGTTCTATGCAGCCGGCGCTTGGCATCAGGTGAAGGTTGCAGCATGAGACGCCTCAGCAACAAGGTGCGCCAGCGTCGTCGACAGACATGGCTGGATCTACCAGAGCACGGAATTGAAGAGGCAGGCCATAGCCAAGAGCAACGCGGAACGATCAGCGAAGTCCGCGGCGAAGAAGAGCCGCGGAGAAGAGGAAACCAGACAGCACTGCATGGCCGGCACACGCCAAGCACTCGCTGAGCTAATGACATGGCACGGCATCGAGGAACAGGGCGAGGCCATGACGCTAGTGATTCACCGCCTGCATGAATTAGGGCCTCAAAAGTCCGCCCCGCTGCTCGCCCCTCCGCGACACGAAATAACGGTGTCGCCATCTGTGGCGCGGAGGCTTCAGCAGTTCAGTCAGCGTGAGGCCTTACAGATTCAACAGGTCTGAGCCGGCCTCCTCAAGGCTTCCAGCAAGGCATCCCAGCTTTCTTCAACTCCTCTTCACATTGACGCCAGTAATCCAACAGAGCGGCTTTAGCGTCCTCTTCGGAATAGAAATCCTCGGTTGGAGCGGATAGATTCCGAACCTCATCATCAACTTGGATGGTGAACGCGGCAGTATGAAGATCGAACAACACTCGTCCTTTCGTTTGTTTCCCTGAGTGGCTAAAGCCTTCCGCATAAAGTTCAACAACTACTTCAGCAATCTTCACCATTTTTTTCTCCTTGATCAGGCCTCATGCCGGTCATCCGTATACCTCAACACAACCCAAATTGCCACTGTCGCATCCGGTCACGGAGGGCGGCGCCTGACTGGAAATCACTTATGGCCATGGAACCCTGGCTGTACCTCGGCGATTGCCTCGAGGTCATGAAAACTATGCCGAACAACAGTGTCGACATGGTTCTGGCCGATCTGCCCTACGGTACAACCCAATGCGCCTGGGATGTGATCATCCCCTTCGAGCCTCTCTGGCGGGAGTACCTACGAATCGCCAAGCCGGAAGCGGCCATCGTGTTGTGCGCGGCTCAGCCGTTTTCGTCACTGGTCGTGGCCAGCAACCCGAAGAACTACCGGTACGAATGGATCTGGGAGAAAGGCAACGCTACCGGCTTTCTGAATGCCAAGAAGCAACCGCTGCGGGCACACGAAAGCGCCCAGGTCTTCTACCGGCAACAGCCGGTGTACAACCCGCAGATGTCGAGCGGGCATGAGCGCAAGACCAGCAAGCGCAAGACGGTCGATTCGGAATGTTACGGCAAGGCGTTGCGCCTCACCGAATACGACTCAACTGACCGGTACCCGCGTTCGGTGCAGTTCTTCTCCAGCGACAAGCAAGCCGGCAGCTTTCACCCAACGCAGAAGCCGGTCGCTTGGATGAAGTTCCTGATCGCCACCTATACCCGTCCAGGCCAGGTGGTGATGGACAACACAATGGGCAGCGGTACCACGGGCGTCGCGTGTATTCAACTCGACCGCCGATTCGTCGGCATCGAGAAGGACGAAGCGATCTTCGGTACCGCGAAAGCCCGGCTCGACGCCGAGCTGATTCGGGTGAACACGCCGGAATTGCAAATCGACATGTTCGCCTGACCCACCCTCACCTGTTTGCTGATGAGGGTGGAGCAAGCCAAGTTAATAGAGGTCAATGTAAGTCGAAGTAGGTTCTGGCCAGTTCGCCTTTAGCACCTCGTAAATTCGTCCAACCCATTCATGGTCAGTTGATGCACGCTGACCGACATAGTCGTTGCCACGAGACCAAGTTTCCAATCTGAAAGCAAGGCCTTCAACATTTTGAAGGCCAACATCTGTGTTTGACATAAAGGCGATGCCTTCATGAGTCACCCGAAGTTGCGTGTGAGTTGAATCGTTAACCGACCCAATGAGTTTGCTTACTGCCTCAAGTGTCAGCTCATCAGGGTTGTTCAGATTGATTTTCATACAGACTCCTTATGGTCCGGCTCCATGCCGGGCCGAACACAAATACCCCACTTCAACGAATCACGCCAGCCGGCGAGGATCCCGCATGGAAATTACTTACGGATCGGTATGCAGCGGCATCGAGGCCGCAACCATGGCCTGGCATCCGCTGGGCATGCGCGCAACCTGGTTCGCCGAAATCGAAGCCTTCCCCAGCGCCGTGCTGGCCCACCACTACCCGAACACGCCGAACCTTGGCGACATGACCAAACTCGGGGCCCAGGTGCTGGCCGGAAAAATTCCCGCTCCGGACATCCTCGTCGGTGGCACCCCGTGCCAGGCCTTCAGCGTTGCCGGCATGCGCGAAGGCCTCGCAGACCCGCGTGGCGCCCTTACCATCAAATACGTGGAGCTTGCAGATGCAACTGACTATGTTCGCGCCAGCCAACGAAAGCCTCCCTGCGTCATCGTCTGGGAAAACGTCCCCGGCGTCCTCAGCGACAAAGGGAACGCCTTCGGATGCTTTCTTGGCGCGCTTGCTGGGGAAGACTGCGAACTGCAGCCTTCAGGGAAAAAATGGCCGGACGCTGGTTGTGTGTATGGACCCAAAAGAACAATCGCGTGGCGGGTCTTGGACGCCCAATATTTCGGCCTGGCCCAACGACGCCGCCGTGTGTTCGTTGTCGCAAGTGCTCGAGACGGATTCTATCCCACCGAGGTACTTTTTGAGCGAGAAGGCGTGCGCCGGGATACTGCGCCGCGCCGAGGCGAGGGGCAAGACGTTACCGGAACAGCTCCTTTCGGCCCTGCGCTCCAGTGCGGATGCGGACACGTCTTCGGCGAAGAGCTCGGACCGTACGGCTGCATGAACTGCGAGGGCGACGAAGGCCCGGCCGTATCAATGTTCGGCGGGATCCCGGCATTCGGAGGTCACAGTCTTAGCGGCTCGATCGAGCGATCGGCGACGCTCACCGCAAAGGACAGCCGGCTCGACATGGAAAGCGAAACGTTTTTCGTCGCGCCAACGCTCGCCGGCGGCGCACGCAAGTCAGGCGGATACAGCTACGACGATGTGCCCTGCGTGGCTGCAACTCTCGATGCGAGTTACGGACGGTTGCAGGGCTGCTCTGGCCAGGACGCCAACCACGGTCACAGCCACTTAGTGGTGCATGGTACGCAAGACCCTGACATCAACATTAATCTAGCCCACCCGCTCGGCCGCAATAGCGGACAAGAGAATGCCTTGATGGCGTTCACGCAGAATAGCCGTAGCGAGGTTCGGCACATTGGTGGAGATGGCCAGATCGTTGGCGCGCTCGCTGCCGAAGCTGGTGCACAACAACAGAACTACCTGGCCAGCACCTCGATGGTCCGGCGCCTCCTCCCCCGAGAGTGTGAGCGTCTCCAGGGCATGCCAGACGACTACACGCTGATCCCGTGGCGCGGCAAGCCTGCCAACGAATGCCCGGACGGACCGCGCTACAAGGCGATCGGCAACAGCAAGGCGGTCACCGTCGTTCGCTGGATCGGAATGCGGATTCTGCGGCAGATTTCCAATTAGCCCCCACTATCGCTGGGACCTTGGAGGAGTTTGAACCGAACTTCTCGGGGGCCACCGGGAAGGCCAAGATCTTCTACTGCAACATGCTTTGCTTTGCATGCCGGGCAGATAATCGCCAGCCCGCCAGTCTCCGGATCATCCCGCATCCGGTTTTTTCCCTCGATCAAAACGCCGCACGCTGGGTTTTGACACCGAAATTCCTGCTGCATGACTACCGATCTCCAATAGCTGATCGCTGAACTGTAGCTGATCCCTCTCCACCCTCCACCGCCCGGGCATGCCCCGGATAGGACACCGCAGCTAATACCAGATGGTGTATTACGAAAAGATCAATACAGTCTATTCGCCAGATAGAGTGAAGTCATTGAGTTTCTGCGAGAATTAATTTCTACCGAACTGTGGCTTCTTGAAACTTACTCCAGTAAAAATCGATATTCAGGAGAAGAGCAGTGAGCCCCACAAAAAGCATAACTCCTTCCTCCTCTGTGAATGCCTCTACAGCAACAAATTTATTAACCTTTTGAAGAACGCCCTCCATATCTGCAACAATTCCATTATGAGCAATCACCAAATCATAACTACCCAACTCATGCGCAGGTAACAATCTTAATGAGCGTACAGAAGCCTGAATTATTTCCGAATACTGATGCACCCAAGCCGACTTGAAAGACGCAGGATCATTTTGCGTTAACACCATCTCCCTTAATACTCTCGCATGCTCGGCGGCATTCTTAACAACAGCAAAACATGCGTCGAATTTCCTTTTTTCGCTTTCTAGCTGTAATGCGGATTGACGCTTAAACTGATTATTACTAAGTGCGAACGCACCCAAAATCGCGGCAATCGAACCCACAGCTTGAACCCAGCTAGCCCATTCGCTAGCAGTCAAATCAATCCTGATAATCAGGTAAAGCGCAGCCAAAACCAGCAATACATTTTGCACTGACGGCCATGGGTAAAAAAGCATTTTGAGCACTCGCTTAACCGGGCAACGCTTATCAGAAACCATTTTGATTTCTCATTTGAAATACCACTTAAAGCTTATACGACGAGGTGTTCCTATGCCCACAGAAAACAAACCGGCCGACACTTTCGTCGTGCTGAGTGTCAAGCACACCCATCGACGGCACAAGGCGATCACCCTGTGGCGTCCTGATGACAAGGGTTATTGCTGGAAGCTGGCCAGCGCCGGCATCTACGAAGAGGCTCGTGTGCTCGATCATCTCGGCTACTACAACAGCGGCTGCACGAACGTTGCAGTACCTTTCGATCTGGTGGAGCGGCTTTCCCGTGAGGTCGAGTACGACACCAAGGAATTTGGCCTGTGCCTGCCGAATGATGCCGCCACCTGGTCACAGTTGCTGGCGAACGTGATCGGCCCAACCGATTACGAACCGAAGCCTGAATACCGCGGCTCACGCTACTCAGAAAACAGCATGTGGATGAAGCGCAGGCGGTGCGAGCAGGTCAACCTGGTGATCCGAATAATCGCGGACCACGGGTGCCGGTTCTTTTACAGCCAGACGGTGAATCGCTACGCCAGCATGGAGGTCGACGCCCGCGGCAAGGTCTGGTTCATCGACGATTACAGCGGAAAGCGCATCTTCACGCATGACACTGTGTGGGGCGGCCGGTGGCGGGGCTTCAGCCACGGTGGCACGCTGAAGGATCTGGTCAAAGAATTCCGCGATTACATCTGCACCGGCAAGCAGCTGCACCCTGGCTATCTCGGTCCTGAACGGTTCGACGACAGCAACATATGGGGTTACGACGACTTAGGCATGCGCGCAGTGCGTGAGCAAGCCGGCGCCCTTCCCGTTTTCCGTCAGACCGCCGCAGAAGCAGCATGAAGCGATCTAAACGTCGATCAGACGAGGTGCCTGGTGCGAGTCGATGGTTGGAATCGTTCCAGATCCCTGGTGCTCCGCGATCCACTTCCGACTCAGCGCCACGTCAAAGTGCCATCCGTGAGCCTTCATTAGTACGAGCGCCGCACCAGTGATTCGATAGTGCCCGCACTTCGGGCAGCTTCTTTCCAAGTAATCATCATCAGCATCGATTGCCACTGCAGGCTCACTACATATCAAGCAAGTCATGAATTCCTCCTCTTGGCTGATCGCTCAAATGTAGTTGATCGTTGTGAGGCCCGATAACCAGTTGCCCCCTCTTCATTAACTCCCTCCCCCTTCAAAGTCAGCCGCTATAGCGGCAAGGACGAAGTCATGATCAAAGAATACTTGGCCGCTCTTCTGGATGGCATTCAATACCCGGCGCATGGAAGCATTGCAAAGGACCAGATCGAGGCCGCAAAGGCTGCAGGGCTGGTGATAGTTTTCGGCGCCAGCGATGACCTGATGGAGCTCGAGGGCGCTATCCGCGACGAGTTCGGCTGCTACGACGGCGGTACCGCGCTGATTGATGCCATAGGCCTGCTGCCCGACAGGGAGAACATCGAGGATGACGACGAACTCAAGGCGTATTTCAAGCGCAAGCCCCTTGCTCGAAGGATCGAGGCCCTATGGTGCAAGGAGGACGGTTATTCCTGGACTTACTCAACCGATATTCCCCACGCGACTTTCGACGTGCTGGATGGTGAGGATCACTACTGCCGCGGCATCGTGTTCGCGCTGGCTGAACTCGTCCCGCAGGTGGCGCCATGAGCCAGCAACGTGAACCACTACGGCGATCAGAAACAGATGAAGACCGCATGAACCTGCCAGATGGCAAGACCTGCGGCGACTGCGTGCATGCCCGGCGCTGCACGATGATGTTCGGTCACATTCCGGAAGATGAGGCTTGCGACTGGGCACCGTCCCGGTTCCGCGAGGCATCTCAGCAGGTGACGCCATGATCGCCCTCGCCTGGTTCGCCTACGTGTACTGCTACAAGGGGCCTCGAACCTGAGGGTTCGCCCCACCAGTCACTTCAGGAAGGGGAGCTGCGAGTTACGCAACTGGCGAGACGAACGAGTAGACCATAGTCCAACCACTCAGCCTTCCTCCCGCCCCTCATCTGATTTCCACAATCCACCTACCAGCCTGCCAGTCAACGGCGGGCGAGGACTGCGCGTGAATATTTACCGACACACCTTCGCAGCCGTCTGCCCAGCCGACGGCGAAATGATCATCTACCAGCTGGAAGTTCGGTCGCCGAAGATGATCCACGTCGAACACATCAAGGCCGCGACGGCGATCATCAAGAAAGGCTGGCACGAACAGATTGCCGATCGCCTGTCTGAAGCGCTGGGTGGTAATCAAACAATCATCGCCACCCACCAGGGCGTCGAGATCGAAACAATGAGGCTCAGTGGATGATTGCGTATCACGGCACGCCAATCGGAGGAACTCGACAAGACGGTGCGCGGTTCCTTGCCGGCCGGCACGCCCTCGTGCCGTTCCCGCGCCAAGACGACATGGGCATCGTCGCCGACGTTTGCCGGTCGTTCGTCTTCGACAACGGTGCATTTTCGGTCTGGAAGAAAGGCGGCAAGCTTGACGTCGACGGATACACCCGTTGGGTTGAGCAATGGCACAGGCACCCGGGTTTCGATTGGGCGCTGATCCCCGACGTCATCGATGGGGACGAAGCCGCGAACGACGCACTGCTGACGGCATGGCCGGCGGAGTTGCGCGGAGTACCGGTTTGGCATCTGCATGAATCGCTCGAGCGTCTTGCTCGCCTGGCTGCTGACTGGCCAACGGTGGCAATTGGCAGCTCCGGCCAGTGGGCAAGCCCAGGAACATCAGCATGGTGGAAGCGGATCGGCTCAGCGATGGACGCCATCTGCGACGACCAAGGTCGGCCCGCTTGCCGCCTTCACGGTCTGCGCATGCTCGACCCAGCGATCTTCCAGCACCTGCCATTCTCCTCGGCTGACTCCACAAACGCAGCGGTCAACGGCGGCAGCATCAGCCGTTTCGGAATGTACGCCCCGCCTACCGCCGGCCAGCGCGCCAACGTCATAGCGGATCGCATCGAAGCGCACAACAGTTCACCCATCTGGCAACGAGAAACCCAGGCCGAGATGGCCGTCTAATCCACCACCTTCTGCCGCCACGCGCGGAATGGAGCAGCATCATGGAAATTCAAAGTGAAACTCTCGCCGATGAAGAGCTGGCGGCTATCACCGGCTATCAACTCCCTTCACGCCAACTTGGTTGGCTCAATCAAAATGGCTGGAAGTACGTGCTGACCGGTGCGCGCCGCCCTGTCGTCGGTCGGGTATATGCCCGAATGAAACTAGCCGGGGTCAGACCATCAGCAGAAAACGTTGCGGCCGAAGCCTGGTCGTTGGACTTGTCACGCGTGGGGTAAGGAATGCGCCCAAGAAAGGCAGCAAATAGAGACCTGCCGCCTCGGATGATCCGGCGGGTAAGGACGCTGAAAAGCGGTGTGCAGTGGGTGGGTTATTACTATGACGGGAAGGATGACGCGGGGAAGAGGATTGAAATTCCTCTTGGGGGGGATTTGGACATCGCCAAAGCTGAATGGGCGAAGCTCGACTGCAAGCCGGTACCGGCGAAGAACACTTTGCTGGGCAAAGTGTTTGACCGTTACGAAGCTGAGATCATCCCCAGCAAGAAGCCGAGAACCCAGAAGGACAATCTGCTCTCGCTGACACAGCTCAGGAAGGCATTCAGCGATGCGCCGATCAACGCGGTGACACCACAGGCAATCGCTCAGTACCGTGACAAACGAACCGGTAAGGTTCGGGCGAACCGCGAAATCTCGCTGCTGTCACACATCTACAACATCGCCAGGGAATGGGGGGTCACCGACAAGGAGAACCCCGCCTCTGGCGTGCGCAAGAATAAAGAAACGCCCCGCGACTTCTACGCCGATGCGACTATCTGGAACGCCGTGTACGGAGCGGCATCGCCTGAGCTGAAGGATGCCATGGACTTGGCCTATTTCACCGCTCAGCGCCCTGCTGATGTTCTGTCTATGCGCTCCACGGATGTCATCGACAGCTTCCTACAAGTTGCCCAGGGCAAGACGTCGAAGAAGTTACGCATTCGGCTCGAGGCTGGAGAAGTCATCAATGGCCTGGGCGAACTGATTGAGAGGCTGCTCGAGCAACGGAAGGGACGCGCCATCCGGAACCCATACCTGATTGTCACCGAGGATGGTCGACGGGTGACCGCAGCAATGCTTCGTCTGAGGTTTGACGATGCACGCAATACCGCGATCAAGGAAGCATTGGAGAATCAGGATGCCCATCTTGCGGCCAGCATTCGCCTATTTCAGTTCAGGGATATTCGACCAAAGGCGGCCAGCGAAATCGACGATCTGGGGCATGCAAGTCGCCTGCTTGGTCACACCGACAAGCGCATCACCGAGACGGTTTACCGGCGCGTCGGGGAGATCGTAAAGCCCACCCGATGAGGCCGAAAAACAGACCAAATTCGTTTCCGCAAGTAAAGTGCCGCCCCTTGATTTTAGCGGCCTTCAGAGCATCGGAGAATGTTCGCTTGCGGAAACCAATAAATGCTAACCAATTGATATATAACGTTTATTCTTCGGACTTGAAAACCGTCGACTGTAACAGGTCCATGAGTTCGAATCCCATCGCCTCCGCCATCTTTATACGACAAAGCCCTGATTTATCAGGG